GCTTCGTGTTCATAAAGGTAGTTCACTGCTTTCTGAGTGATTCCGGGAATGCTGTCGATCGCTAAACGCCCAAAAATGCTATATGCCATTTTTGAGAATTGTTCTGCGTAGTTTATATCGAAAGACTTATAATCTCCAGCGACCATACGATCTGGTCCTGCCTTCGTGAGGTGTTGATAGAAGATCTCCATATCTTCTGAATATTGATTGAAACCGGTAGCGAATCCGGTACAATCAAACGAATGTGATAGCGCTACTGAAACAGCGCCAAAAAGCATTCTAAAAGCCACTAGGCTAATAAGGTCGTTTGCGAACGTTGCTCTAGTTCTCACGTCGTCAATTTTGCTCTCTTTTACGAGTTCATCCTTGAAATACATGAGGAACCGATGTTCCAATTCTTCCCCCTTATAACCTTGAATAACTTCGACTCGTTCCAATACGAGTCCTTTGAAGTATTCTGTGAACCGAAGTTCCCCATCCTCGTCAAACCACACGTAATAAGTTTTACCCTTCTTGTGTGCGAATAAGACTAGGGGATAACCCGGGCTCGTCTTAGTGGTTATTGAATTCAAGTACTTAGGCACGCCAGCGCACCCTTCCTCGAATGTCAACATTCTTTTACCAACTGGCCATTTTAATTCTTGGCTGAATTTGTCGTATATTTCTTCTTCAATCTCATCAATGATCTTCTGGTCCGCGTGAACCTGAGGTTTGTTACAGAGAGTATTAAAGAAGACTTGTGCAGGGTCGACACCCTTGGCGCGTGGGTCCTTCTCAGACATAATGGAAGGTTGTTTTTCCACAGGCCATGGTAAAAATTCTGAAATCTCAGAATGTTCCAACTTAGTGGAGGTTGGAACTTTTACACGTTGATTCGGAGGCACAATCTCCGTTTTAATCAAATTTGGTCCTTCGCAATTAGGACCTTGAGCACGCACGGTAGCTTCTTCCATTAAATCAATCAAGATTTCTCGCGGAACGAAAGTGCATAATCCGTGCGGTGACGAGGATGTGGATCCTGTTCCCGCCACATGGATCCCAGCTATGCGATTAATCGAGTCTCCCGATCTAATCCATACTGGTGTACCACAGTCACCCAATTCAGTGACTCCATCATATTTTCCAGCAACATCAAGTTGAACCCGATGATTGCCGCCGCATATGTACGGTGCTTGCAGTCTCTTCGTGAGCCTGCTATGTAACTTACCTGTGCCAATGTCCAGTTGAACCGAACAATTTGACAACAGGTCAATTTCATCTTCAGAAAGGAAATGCTTGGTGATATCCTTATATTCTGGTAGCTGACGGTTTGCGGAAAAGTCGATTACTGCTAAATCACCTTCTTCATACAGCCAAACATTGTCTTCGTTCACTTCAGTCATGTGAACGAGACCGTTGACTTCGATCCCCCATTGTCCATAGGGGGCCTCATGTATACCGTGAGCGTAGGTCAAAAAGAAGCGCTTCCCTATTGGAATCACTTTTTGCACTAGACCATTGTGGTGCATATCTAGAACCTGAATTGCTGGAGCTTGTCCTTTCGCAATTTTAGCCTTAACAAATCTTCCTTTACCTCGCGGTCTTTGAGTCGTTTTGTTCGTTCTAGTAGACTGTCCATATGTAACATCTTCATCACGCTTACCCGTGAATAAAGATATTGTCCCTGCGATTACCGTCATCATTGCTGCTATTGAGCAACCGACCGTTATCGCGGAAAATTGTGATGGACCCTGTCCGTCTGGTTCTTCTTCCAAAAAGACAGTATTGAGTTCTTCGTCTCTAACTTCTGCTTCAGCTTGAGCAAAGTACTCGGGGGTGATATTGGTTTTCTG